ATCATACTATGACATGGCCGAACTTCGCCAACTCGTTAACGACGCTCGAAGAGCGATGAAAAGAAAAGAAACCAAGAAAAAAGGTAAAGGTGATTCAAACGTAGGTTCTGCTAGTAATTTACCAGCGCATAATAATGCGCCCACTAAAGAAACTACTAGGCCGGAAGGTGCAACGGAAGATGCAACTAATGACCCTCGTACTTTTGGAATCAACCCTTTAGACCACTTAACAAGTCGAGGCGGTAGAACTCCATGATTAAATCCTCTATAATTATGAAATCTCTTCTACTTAGAAAGGGCGATGGTAATTATAGTTTATTTGCAGGTAAAATGAATCCTCTAAGATTCCCACCGCCTGAGGCTCATAACCGAGACCCAAATATGCCTGATATTCCAGCGTTTGCTCACACTGGCGCTCACTCGGAAGAAGAAACGGGGGTGCCCGGAATGGGTCACGTTTTTCCCGGTGATTGGAAAACAGGTATGCATGGAGAACAAATATACGCTGATGAATCCGGCGGAGAACACATGCATGGTATTGACGGAATAATACGTGCAGTTGGGGACTCTTTGTTAGAACATGGAATAAAAGCGCCAGCAAAAGATGTAATTCAAAAAGCCATAGATATGCATAATCAAAACCATAAAGAAGACAATCATTTACCTAATGTAGATAGCGTTGGTTGGAGAAAAATGCATTTAGCACCATTAACGGAACAAGACCATAGAGTAAGAAGTAATTATACTCAAGATGGTAATTTAATTACAACGTATACTAATAGACACGGCGATAATCATAGAAGTGGCACTTATCTAGAATCTTATGCTATACCTTTCAATAAACAACTTGGAGAAGTTATGGCACAACTGGGACATCCTAATCCGCAAAAACATAGTTGGGTAAAGAAACCTTATGTAAAACCACATAGATTACATTTAGTTCCTGATGGAAAAGGTGGGATGCAGTTTGGTGCTAATTCGATAGACTCAGGTAAATTAGATGGTGATAGATTACACGGAAGTCAAAGATTAAAATGGGGTAGTAGAATACCTGATAGTAGAGCCTTTCAAAATATTACATCTTGGGGAATAGCCCATCATTATCCTAACGTTTACTACATACCTCAAATTGATGCAGCACCGGGTGGAAAAAGACAAACAAGAAAACAAACAGTAGATAGTTTTCTTCATCACATGGCTTTAGTAACTGGGAAAAATAGAGAAGGGGTTGTTAATAACTTGATAGTTGATAGCGCAGGGGCTATGAAACATTTAGCAAATATACCCGGTGAAATAAACGGTAAGCCGCTAAAAGTATTATTACAAACACCTCAAGGACAATTAGAAGCGGCTAATTATTTATCTCAGTTTCCAGCGTTTCAAGCAGTTTACGGTGAAAATAGAAATCCTAAGTTTAATGAAGATGGGAGTATAAAACAAGCAGGTCAAACTGTTGGAAAAATGAATCATCTATATGGGCAGAGATATGGAGATACAGCAGAAGAAGGAAAAGGGCTTGACCATTTTATGAGCCATACTGAAAAAATTGAAGCGTATAAGCAACATCAAGTAAGAGGAGGTATAGGTCATCATAATAGAGCAAAAGACGCATGGAGTAATGTTGTGCTTGCAGCATCTCAGGGAATCAATCATGCAGAAGATGATTTATCGCCCGAAGATTTGAAAGCGGCAAAAATTAGATTGTATGATACTCCTGAAACAAGAGCGGCTGCGCCTAATGTAAAAATAATGCTAGACCATTTGTTTCATAGCCACACCATAGCGGGGGGACATGAAAGAAAAGAAATACCTTCACAAGAAGAATTACAGCAATTACAACCAATTGTAGACAATATACTTCAAGGAGGTACACACGAAGATAGGGGGCAATTAGGTGTGCCAGAACACATTAGATATTCAGACATGACATCATCTATGTCACCAGTCGGCGCATCTATGCAACCCGAAGAAACCACATTAAAACCACAACCGGGTAAAGAAAAAGGTATATCCGGTGCACCTGTTCCAGTTTCCGGCGGTGCACCTCCGGCTGCAACTAGTGGTGCGCCACCACCACTAAGCGATGCTGCAAGAAGAGCACAATTGCAAGTAGACCCAAATACAGAACACTTTCGTCAATTAGTTGCAAATAAAAAAATAACTCCTGACCAACAAATGAGAGCAAAGTTTGGTTATGCGTCTCCTGAAACAGTACAAAATGTAATGTCTAGATTACCTCGACCACAATACCATCCTCAGCAAGCGCAAGTGCTTTACCCCGGAGAAACCCAAGTACCACCAGTTGGTGTAGTATCTTCTCAGAGACAACGAGAGTTTCAACAAAATATGGGTGACCCCTACCAACGTTTTCTTTCTGACTATCCTACTAAAAGTAAAGATGGGCATAATGCCGCCATGGATAGACTAATTAAAGCAGTAGAAATATTACAAATAGAAGATGCTCGAAAAGATGATGAAATTATCAAGCATTTACCTTCTAATAATTTAAGCGTAGATTCTATTACAGACATTCTTTACTTAGCGAAAATGCTAGACATCACATCTATGGATGTTAGTACAATATTAAACACTAAAGGCGATTGGGAGAGAATATCTAAGACATACGGCTATTCCGATAGAGTAGTTAAAGTGGTCAAGGTTTCATTCGGGGGTGTCTAAATGGGTAAAGTTTACGTTATTAGAAAAGACGCTGGTGCTAATCCATCGTCAGCCTTTATGATGGGTGGTGGTCAATCGGGAGGTGGTTTTGGTAATGTCATGTATAATCTACCAAATTGGGTTACACCTGAGGATGCAGTTTATGGAACGTATGACAAACAGGGCAACGTTACATCGCCCGGAGCATTACCCACAGATGGTACTGCCACTGTCGAACAAGGTAAACATGGAGAAAAATGGGCTAAAAGATTAGGCAGAGCGGGTCTATATGCAGGTGCTGGGTTAGGCGGTCTTAGCACATTTTACAATTTGAGTTCTAGTGGTGAACCGCTTGACTTTAGTGGGATGGCGAATATAGGTACTGCTGCTTATACTGGGGGGCGAACCGCACAACCGTATTCTACTACTTTAGGAGCACAAATCGGGGTAAGAAGAGGGAAAGGAATGGGTACACCTGAGAATAATACTACTGTATCTACAATCGCATCTCCAAAACAATTACCACCTCCTCGTCAGATAGTAGACGATGAGTTTACAGAAGAAGAGTCACCGTCACCGACTAATGCTGCTATGCAATCTCTACGACAGGAGAGTAAAGACCAAAATTGGTTTAATGATAGTAATAATTACCATCCAATGAATGCTTTACGACAGGAGTATTTATGAGTAAGAATAAGGAAGAAATGGATGCCTTTATTCTTAATATGGATACGGAGATGTCTAAGAAATCTTTCAAGTACTTTTTTGTAGATATGCTAGGTTTCATGTACAATCACCATCACGAATCTTGGAAAGAAGGATTAGAAGAATCTCAGTATTTTTGTGTTAAAGCGTCAAGAGACCACGGAAAATCAGTTTTCTTTATGATGTATGCGTTATGGTTAGCGGCATTCAAACCTAATACCCACGTTATGATATTCTCACACTCCCTTGAACAAACTCTTGAACACATGCGCTTTGTACGTAATACAATAGAAGGGCACGATATACTTAGAGATTTGAAGCCACAGGGTAAACCTTGGGCTAAATCTTACTTCGAGTTTTCCAATGGTAGCCGTATGATGGCAAAGTCAGTTGGAGGTGCTACACGTGGTTTCCACCCTGACATTGTTGTATGTGACGATATTCTATGGGGTACTACTGCAAGTGAACTTGCTAAAACAGCAGATTGGTTTTACGGTGTTTTGTTACCTGTGCTTCACCACAGTAGTAAGTTAATGATGGTAGGAACTCCTTTCAGTTACAACGATTTATACGCTGAATTAGAACAAAAAGAAACTTTTAGAGTAGAAACTTATCCAGCAATAAACCAAGAAGGAGTTGCCTTATGGCCTGAAAGATGGGATTTAGAATCTTTAGAGAAAAGAAGAATGTCTATGCCAGCAATACAGTTTAGCCGTGAATACCTATGTGAGCCGATTCACGACGTGGCGAGTATGTTCCCCGGCCCATTATTAGAAAAATGTAGAGACCCTAAACTTGTTTTGATTGACAGGGCTGAAACTTTCTATAACGAAGAAGGTGAAGCAAACGGAGTCTTTGGTCAACATTTTGTGGGACACGACCCCGCTATATCATCTGATAAAAATGCCGATTTTACCGCTATAACTGTGATGCGACAAAAGCCCGGTGAAGCAACAAAAGAAATAGTTCACGTGGTACATGAGAGAGGTATGTCTTCTATGGCTCAGAAAAGAATGATGGTATTACTAAATAGTCGATTTAGTCCTGATTTAATTCAACTTGAAGGTAATAATTTTCAGCGTATGTTAGAACAAGAAATGAGAGAGTTGAGAGCAGATATGCCAATTAGAGTATTTATGACTACTCGTACTCGTAAAGAGTCGTTGTTTATGAGTTTATTACTCGCATTTGAACAAGGCCACATCAAATTACCATATGGTGATGAAAGAAGTAGAACCTACACTCACAAAGTTGAGCAAGAGTTGAATAGATTCGGAATGCAGAAAAATGGTAAACTAGAAAGTGTAGGCGTACATGATGACTTGGCGATGAGTTTAGCACTAGCAAATTGGGCATCTAAGGAGTTCAAGGGAAGCATTACACTCTTAGATGATTACATGCCCGGATTTGATGAGTGGTTTAAGGGCGAAAGCAAAAATGACTCGATAATGATACCATAGGTGAAGAAGATGAATGATACAATAATGAAAGATGAATGGGAAAATAATACTTTTTGGATAGAGAATTGGGTGTACTGGAGTTCTTAAAATGAATACTTTTTCTAAGAATAACGATGGTTGGTTTGAAGCCAATTTAGGTTATTCTGCGACAGAGTTAGTACATCGACTTAGAAAGGCTAGAAGAAGCAACAAAGATGAAAAAGAGTTTATTGATAAAGCCATAGAAGATATACGGGCTATGAAAAGTATGGAATTAGATGCTACTCTAAAAATGCATAGTTGGTGTGAGCAATACTCTGATGTGATAAAAGAATTAGGAATGTCTGATAATAATATGAAAGCCTTGAGAAAGTTTGGCGACTCTCGTAGAGTTAGTTTACAAAGAGCCTGTCACCAATGGCAGAAATCAGACGACGCTTTGAAAATGCTTGAAGAATATGAAGATGTGTGGCAAGACGAACAGAAAAAAGCATGGGTGGCTGCAATGGACGGTAAAAGAGATGCAAGGAAAGTATGGAAAAGTACACTTCATCAAATGGATAGACTAAATGAAAAAGACCGAGAGGCGTTAGTAAAAAGTGCTGAAATACTTTTAGAAAAAGGTACTATGAGCGGTAGAACGTTATTTGCTAATCTTTACGATAGAAATATATTACACAAAAGTATGACATCTATGAAATTAGCAAAATTACTCAGTATGTATGGGGAAGAAGTAGATATTATGGCCGGGGCATCTAGAGGCACATTTGTAAAAATGGATAGAACTGGATTAATCATAAAAGACCCATGGGCGTATGCTGCGGGTTTCTTAGATGCAGATGGGTATATTACAATTACAGGGAGAGGTGAACCTAGAGCCGGATTTATCGCTACTGGTTCAAGAGGTAAAGTACATTGTGAACAATTACAAAAAACTTTAGATTGCGGTGTTTTACAATTAGACCAAAAAATATACAAAGATAATCAAAGAAGTCAACACAGATTACAATTTTATTCTAAGGCAGATATTAGTAAACTATTGAAAGGTATATTACCGTTTTTAGAAATGAAGAAAACTCAAGCAAAAGCGGTTTTAGCATACATAGAAGAAAACGATGGATTAAAGAAAGAAGAATTAAAGAAAGTCGTAAGATACTACAATTGGAGCGATGATACCAATAAGTCGAATGCGCTCCTTTCGGAATGGGGAGTGCAAGCCGACGATATAACAAAATGGGCGGAGGCGATATAATATGGCAGAAGAACAAGGAAGAATAGGTCGATTAATCTCTGCATTAGGTAGTCCGTTTAGAAGTAGAACAACTCCTGAGCCGCAAATGCCGTTATACACAACTGGTATTCAAGAGCCTGTATTAGCACAAGGTATTACTATTCCAGCGCTTTATGCAGTATCACAAGAAAACTTGATTCTTAGAACTGTAATTTCTAAACTAGGACAAGAGATATTTAGAAGAGGTTATTATTGGGAAAAGAAGTTTCAGCACAAGTGCAAGGACTGCGGTGAAGAATATACTCACGAAGTAGATAGTTGTAAGTTATGTGGAGGGGAAGTAAAACAGCCTGACGTACAACAACTAATCTACCCTAAGTGGTTACTAGAGCAACAAAACTCTATGGAACAAGATTTCATGCACGTGTTGCAAGAAATAGAAAGAGATTTAGAAATAGTAGATGATGCTTTCTTAATCTGTGTAAAAGAATATTTCGTAGACCCCGAAACATCGGACATTAAGTTTTACAGGGTTAAAGAATTGATTAGAGGCGACCCTATCTTTATGAGAATTATATCTGATAAGCGCGGTGTGCGAGGTGGAAGATACAAAGTATGTCCTCTTCATAGAGACCAAATCTCCTATCCCGGTCAAGATGACAAGTGTGAAGTTTGCGGCAATAATATGCAAGAAGCGCACTATGCAAATATGGCTGGTAGTGGTAAAACACAGTATTACTTAGAAGGAGAAGTAATACACATTAGTAAATACAACCCATCTAAATTGTATGGTAGAAGTCCTGTGAACACAATGTGGAGACAGGCTATGACACTTACTGCAATGGATAATTACATGTATACCTCATATCAGAAGAGAAGAAGTCCAAAAGGAATTATCTCTGTGACCACAGATAATCTAGAATCAATGAAATCATTTTGGAAAAGTGTAGACGAAAAAATGGAAAGAGACCCACACTACATACCTAAAATTGGTATTGAAAGCCAAACTGGTAGAGGTGGTGTGAATTGGGTAAAGTTCATGGATACGTTAGAAGAGATGCAATATATTCCTGTTAGAGATGAGATGCGTAATAGAATAGCAGCATTCTTTGGTGTAAGTAGTATCTTTATGATTGATAGCGGAAAATCCGGCGGATTAAATAACGAAGGTATGCAAATACTTGTAACTAACAGGGCTGTTGAGTTTGGTCAGAAAGTCTACACGCAAGTTCTATTTCCTAGAATGTTAAGACAAATGGAAGTAACAGATTGGAAGTTGACTCTTTATCCGAATGAAGAAGAAGATGAGATTACTCGATTACGAAGAGATGAGATGGAAGTTAACCTTGCACAAAGAATGATGATGCTTGGATACAAGCCTGAATTAATGGAACAGGGAGATAGAGATATACGATTTACTTATCGACAGATGAATGAGCAACAAGATGGCGCACCTCCGATGCCGCCGGGAATGCAACCGCCTCAAGGAATGTCACCCGGAAGCGGTGGCCCAATGGCTCAACAAATGGGCGCAAGTCCTCCGGGTTTGTTGGCTAATGCGATGCCACCATCACAGCCCGGTGGTGAGGGTATGGGTATCCGTACTCCAAGAGGACCAGCCTCTCCTCAAAATAGAGGAAGTCCGGGTATTGGGTCACCAGTAACCAGTGTTCAACAACGCGGTCCTCCTAATTCAGTTGCGCAGAACAATTCTCGCGCTTTAATGAACTCTAGACGGATAAAAGGCGCATAATTAAAGTAGCATCGCATACACGCAAATGGTAGTGAACCACATGGACTTATTGAAAATGCATCCAATGGCTAGAAAAATGACCGCACATAATGAGGCTTTTACTAAGGCTCTAGAAGACGGTAATGCAGACGACGCACGCCAACATCTAAATGAATTATTAAAGTATGCAACTAACATGGAAACAGACTTAGAGTTTGCAATAAAGAAAGCAGAAACAGAAGTAGTTACTCCCGACAATGGATGGGAACACAGAAGCCCAGTTCTAAAGTTTAACAAAACTGGTTCTAACTTCGACCCTTCAATGAGAGATAGACAATTAAATGGAACAATTATGTCCTCAAGAACTAATTCACAAATGAAGCCAGCAAGAGGCACATACGGACGTTATTCTCCCGGTAACTGAGGCTTTAGAATGGAAGAAGATGTAACTGAGCGTTTAATGAATGCTCTAATTTCTAAAATGGAAACCATGGATAGAGATATTCAATCTGTTCGTGCTGAAAATGCCATGCTACGAAAAGCAATGGATAATCCGCAAATAATTTTGAGAAAAGCAGGTTACGTGCCTTATTCTACACCATTGTCGGAAGATGTTACTGTTGATGCCTTTAGAGCAGATATGGAAACATCATCAGGTACTATACTCAAACAAGATGAAAATAACCCTGATAAATATTCTAACGAACAGATTCACGAAATGAGTTGGGACGATATACATGAAATGGCAGACCAGCATAGAGAAGTAAAGGAGATGTATTAATGAAACCTAGATATGAAGCGGCCTCACCTAAGGCATACGAGATGTTAAGAAAAGCAGAAGAAATAGCAGAGAGACTAGATACTCTTGAAAAAGAAGCAAAGTGCCCTTCTTGTGGTATGAAAAAAATGGATTGTATGATGAAAACGGGATGCACCTCTATGAAGAAAGGCACTCATCACAAAGAAACAAGTTTTGGTACACAGCCGGAAGGTGTACAATTTAACATAGAAACTGGCGGTCAAACATACAACGCTTTCTATCACACAAATCAAAGTCTTTTAGATTCAGAAGATATTGCTAACAAAGGTGCATCTAGTGAAAGTGTTAATTTAGACACTTTGAAAGTTAACACTCACGATACAGTAGACCGTCTTGTTGAGGGATAAGATTGAATAAAGTGTACGTCAAGAAAGGCGTTGCACAAATGGACCCATGTAAAATGTGTGGTGCAACCGCATACGAAGGTTGTAAACAAGCAAGGGGGCTTTCACTCAGAGATTGTCCTTATTACCAAAGGTACAATACCGGAGGCTGAGAGGGAATGTCATGGAAGAAGATGCGATACAAGTTTACATCAGACACCGTACTGAATTGCTAAAAGCAATTTACGATAATACTCCACCGGAACAAGAGGTTGGAGATTATCTAATTTCTAAGATGAACTTAGAGAATCATAACATCACATATGAGAAAATAGATGTTGACGTTGTGTGCGATTCTTTCAGTGAATATATTCTATCTAAGGCTAAAGAGAAAAAAACAGAGTTTGGCACAATGCACAACTTTAGACCAGCGATGGCTAAATCGTATGGCACAGACCATAATTGGCGAGATACTGTATTTAGACACATACAAGAAGAAGGAAAAGAACCAAGAAGAATAAAAACGATTGGAAGAGCAAAACGGACTTGGGATGAAAACGATAATAAAAAGTATAATTATCCGTTACACAGCCCACAAAAAGACGGTGAAAAATATGGTCCATATCGTGCAAGAAATATGATTCCACATACTATGAAACACTCTATGTGGCCTCAATTTAATCCTTTTAGAATTGCCTTCGATGGTGGGAAAGAAGGGCGAGATAATTTACGTAGTAATATACCAGCATCTATTGAACCTACGGCATTTACAGAAAAGCACTACTTAGATGCTAACCCGTTTGATGAAAAACATCATCCAGTTCGTAAAAGAAGAGTCGATACCGGAATGCCTGAGTGGGAAAACATGTTGAGAGAATACTATCTTTCGGATAACAAGTGGGCGGAAAAGGGTATGGAGATAGAAAACGCCCACAAGTTAGACTACAATGAAAGAGATAGAAATAAAGACCATGGTGTTTATCATGGTGTAAACAAAAACAGAAAATCAAGACAACTATCTTTCTTAGGTGGTAATGATGGGCATGAAAGTGACACTAAACACCAACATACTCTAAGGTTAAGAGATTTCAAAAGATGGCAAAAAGAAAACCCTAAACTTGTAAAAGAGTTAGAAAGTCAGGGTATGGATTTAGAAGAAGCCCATTTTAACGATAGAATGAAAAAATTAGATAGTAATGATATTTTCACGGAAACGATAGAACCTAAAATTAGTGATAATCCTTATGATGATTTAGATGCAAGGGGTAGGTCTACTTTAGCCGATACAGAAAAAATACCTCATGGTCATAGTATGGGTTGGGATACATGGAATAAAGGTTTAGAGTTTTTATCCCCAAAAGAAAGAAGTTTAGTTATAGAACATATAGATAAATACGGTACAGACAACCCAGCGCATCAGTCTGTTACTTTACCCGATGGTCAAAGAATACACATGCATAGAATAAAAGCCAATATGCAAATGAGAAATAATGCAGAGGTAGACCATTGGACTAGAAGTCAAAAGCATCCGGGCGCTAATAAGGCTAAACATATAGAAGCAGATACTGATAATACTAGACTCGGAACAGAAGGAATGGTAGCCAAAGCGCTAAAAGGTGTCTATCTAAAAGATGGTTTCGTACACGAAGGTGAGCCTTATTCGTACGATGAAAATGATACAAAGAAAAAAATGTTTGACAAAACCGCTTACCAACATCTCATAGACAATATAGAAGACCACTATGAAGGTGATAAATTATTAGAATATTTTGAAGCGGGTGAACATGGACCAGCACAAAGAAACTTACCACCTTTTAGCCCAAGTGATATTAAAGAGTATGAGAAAGTTTTGAAAGAAGGCGGTACTCTAAAAGAGGCTTTTGCTAAAAAATTATCAGATGGAAGTCATATTCTCTTGAGTCCCGACGGCTTACACAAACTTGTGGGTTACAATCAAGATGATTTATCACCGTCTATGCATTCTATGTTTAAGGGGCAAAAAGAGCCTTTCTTATCGAAAGACGTAATGAAAGCCGTAAAAAAAGAATTACAAACACACATGGGTATTTCTGAAATGGCTAAACCTATAAGAAACGCATTAACTACGTTTAGAACTCCAAATGGTCCACGAAAAGATAATCCTTTATTGAAAGAAGGTGACGAAAAACATTTTTATGACCATGACGGAAAGTATAGAACCTTAGCGTATCCTTTCTCACACGCTTTTGCAAACGTTGGGGGTCACGGTAGACCTATCACCACACTAGCAGAAATCTTACATGATTTCAAAGCGCATGATTTTGAAGGAAATATATCTGCTTTAGGAGAAAAAGTAGAAGGGGGAAAGATAGAAGCCAATCCTAAAACAGTAGGTGCATACGGACATTTACATTCTGATTACTTAGAATATGGTGTACCTAATCATACAAGCGCTCTAGGTATATTATCAAAAACAGATGCTACTGTACATTCTCAATATAAAACTGGGAGTAAAAGAGGTAAAGGTAGAACCAACAAGACTAACAGTTCCGACCACGACCATACCCGTTCACCGGGTCTAGCACCAATATTAGAATATGGAGATGAAGAAGAAAATGGCTGGGTCGGTTATGATGGGAAAAGCCGTACTACTAGAGAATTAGATAAAAACAATATTTTTTCATATAATCCGTATACAGCAAGAAGTAAAGCAGGTAAAGACGAAACTTCAATCAATATGTTAGCAGGTCATTCGCATTTACTTTCTACTATAAATCGTAGAGCCTCACCACCTAATTCACCTGCTAATAATTTTATTAAATGGTCAGATATAGAAAACAACCGTAATTATCTTTCTACCACAGATGATTTAGATACAGTAATGACTAATCTTCCTTCCGCATCGATAAAAACCGTAGGGGATGTAGTAAGTGGAAAAGACATAGAACATTTAGAGATGTTGCAAAACGAATTAGACATAGAACAACGTGGGGCGAAGGACTCTGAAATCATAACTTCTTTGCGAGACAAAATAAAAGAAATTAAGTCTGATATGGGAATGAAAGAAAAAAGAAAAAGAGAGTATACTAGTACAGGGTCTAAAAAACAGGGCGATAGGGGTAATGTGAGAAAAAATATGGAAGAGGCTCATACCGACGATAGACAAGCGGTTGCTGAATATTTTAGAACAAAAATAAAACCCGCGATTGAAAAAGAACATCCTAATGCGTTTCACCCTGATAATCCAAAAGCATTACTCAATACATTAAGAGGGGTAAAAGATGCACAGCGAGGTCTTTACATGGATGGCGACCATAATATATCTATTCGCGCTCATCATTATACTAAGAAAGAAGAAGATATGACATCTGATACTCATTATAATTTAGCAAATCAAATGAAAACTTTAGGCCCATTAACAAATAACGTAATTGACCCAAGTAAACATGGGGTACAAGATGTATTAGAAATGTTAGATTTACCTAACGACGATGCTCATAAAGAACATGCGCAAAGATATTTACAAACTTTATCCGGTCCAGTACATGCTTACAGCATAGGTCAACTTGCTACAATGAGTGTTGATGGTAAGCCGTTGCAATGGCATCCCGATGATAAAAAATTGTTTGATGGTAAAGGACACGGTGATGTTCACACTCACTTAGATAATTTATACAGAGAAGCAAAGGCTGGTTTTCCGCCCGATAGAAAGGATACAGGCAACGTATATCCTAAAGGACATCCGAAAGAAGGACAAATCTCTACAACCACTAATAGGGATGCTGATAGAGCGCGTGGGTTATTCAAAAGAAATCCTTCATACAAAGGATTAAACTTTTTACATCAAAATGCAAGAAATGAAATGAAGTTAGGAGGATATGGATTACAATACCATCAAGCACCGTCACCATTGACTAAACTTAGCAAACTCCATAATGCTCATAATAAAAGTAATGAAGGGACGCTATTACATCAAAGTCAAAGAGGACACTCATCATTAGAATACCATCACGCAAGAAGAAAAGATATTGCAAGTAATATTCTTTCTTTTGATACTAGCCCCGATATCGATTTGAAACCAAATGTACCCGTTGCAACTAAGAAAGAAATAGGTTGGATGACAGCGCCAGTAAAACCTCTTAGAAGTTTAGAAGGGGCTGTACCGCAAGACCACTTTACTAGCGGTTTGATGGATTGGGGATGGAGCGGCCAAGCCGAAATAGGTGCAGAACATGATTACAATGGAAATATTAGTGTTGGTACAAATACCTCAGAAGAAAAGTTTCATTCTCTACCGTTAACATATTTACAATCTTTACACAAAGATACACATTCACCTCAACACGTTGAATCTATGTTAACAAACGCAGAGCCATTTCAACAAAATCCTACTCAGTTAACTCAAAACGATACTGGTCAAACGCCTAGTGACAGTTTCACAAATATTTCAAAAGCAGATTTACCAAAGGAAATACCTTTGATAGAACCTTTACATAGAATATTTGATATTAAAGATATGTCCGAATTAAGAGGCTTTACAGGAGAATGGGTAGTTTCTATACAGAAAGACGGAAAGAGATGTAAGGTTAGTAAAAAGAATGGGCGTGTTGAATTAGAAGATGAAAATGGCGTAAAGCAATCTTGTGAAGATGAAATGAGAGCATCGTTTAGAGCAGCCTGTAAGAAAAACTTTGTTATTGATGGGATATTAAATGATGGTGAGTTTTACATTAATGATATTCTGCTATACGACACGGATGATGTAACCGAACTAACTACACGCGAGAGAATCAAAATCTTAAGAGGACAATTTGAAAGTTATCATCCTGTCTTTGTACCTAGTCCATCCGACATTAGAATCACAGATGAAGTTGGATTAGAAGATGCTGTAAAAGAATTAGGCAAAGATTCTGATAAATTATTACTACGTGATGCTAAGTCTACATACATGAAAGGTGAAGAGAAACACCCGAAGTGGGTTATGCTTGCTAAATCTGATATTACTTACCATGTTCCATTTACTATGGAGATTGATGATAGTCACTTTATTATTAGATTGCCCGAAGATGTCGTGAAATATGATATTGTAGATAATCAAGCAGTCAACCCTGTTGCTGCGATAGGAGAAATTACTGCCTCAGATTACTCGTTAAAGTTAGCAAAGAGTCTTGAGTCTTATTGGCAAGAAGGATTAACTGAATTGTTAAAAGAAGAGTTAGAAGTAAAGGGAGACAGCGAGGTTGCTGTTAATCACATTGATTCTGATAAAATAGAAGAACAAAGCGCTGGCATTCTAAAACCAAAGAAAGATAGCAATTTAATTATGAAGCCTAATGAAATGGCAAAAGCGCTTTTACTTATTGAAAGAGCATTAGATAAGATGGAAAAAGGACATAGTAACATGGCCGGACGTGGTTTAGGGATAGATGTTGGTGGGGGCGTAGAAAGCCCACGCGGGCCTACTTCTTTGACAGCAGAGCAGTCTTTACCCGATTGGGATATGAAGAAACGACCTACTGAGGACTTGGAGAAACCCGAAGATTATCCGGGTAGAAAACAGAAAAAGAAACAAACAGCCTCGCAGTCTAGCGTTTTTGATGATAAAAACCTTGATGAGTAGTCCCGCAGCATATATGTAGTAAGGCATTACGTAACAAGGGTTAGTGTGCTCGGTAGTAAACAACTATTCAGAACTGGCGAAGAGACAATTGGTATCCTTAAGGGTGCTAATGACCTCATCGTCGCTGGCTATGCCAGTGTGGAAGTTGTAGACAAGCAAGGCGACGTAATAACAAAGGAGGCATTGAAACACGCATTTCGGAAGTTCATGGAAAATCCGTCATACAGAAACGTTCAATTGGCTCACAGTAATATACAAGTTGGAGATGTAGTACCGAATTATACAGATAACGAAGGGAGGTTGTGGAAAAGCGAAGTCGATGATGTCGGAATGTTTGTGGTAGTAAAACTGCGTGACGACATCGAGAAAGCAAAAGAGGTTTCAGCAGAAATCAGAAAAGGCGTTCTCAGAGGATTCAGTATCGGTGGTCAAGCGTTTAAGAGAGTCAGAAAATCAGACCCAAAACGAGGAGATTACCAAGAAATTAGTAAACTGGAACTACACGAAATAACGATTTGTGAAAAAGGCATCAATCCCGAAGCAACATTTAGCATACTCAAAGAAGATAAAAATAACACGGAAGTGAATAAATTGACAGAAACAGAAAACGATAATGAAATGATGAAACAACTTGGCAGCGTACTATCTCGTTTAGAAGGTAGGCTTGACGATATGGAGAAAGGCGAAATGCCACCAGCATTGAAAGAGGCTATCGCTGACAAGAAAGACGGTAAGAAAGAAGATATGAAAGATGATAAAAAGAAAGAAGATGCTGATGTAGAAAAGTCAGAATATTCTGATGTTATCACATCTGACTATCTTAACTGGATGGAAGACACTCTAAAGAGTGCTGGAGTTGACACTGCTGAGGCACGTGTTCACTTTGATAACCTAGAAAAACAAAACATGGGTTCAACACCTGAGGAAATCTCAGCAAATCACAAAGGTCTAACTGGTCAAGCACCGGGTAGAACACAAGAAGGCGGAAATCCTTCAACTGGGGCTATTGCTGCTACAACAGGTAGCGGTGGAAGTGTTAAGAAATCAGATTTCATTAACCCTGCAACATTATCAGATTCAGACATCGAGTCTGCATACGAAGTATACAAAGCGGCTGCTCTTGAAGAAGAGTTCCGTGGCTCTCTAGAAAGCAACTTTGCTAACAGATACGCTTCCGAGCGTTCAGCAGAAATTGCAAAAGCGGAAGCAGCAGCATATGATGCACGTGGTCCTCTAGACGAGATAACAAAAGCAATTAGTGCACTTTCAGAGCGCATTGAATCTATCACTACTCCAGCAGAAACAGGAGAAGCAATCACAAAATCGGAATCTAGTGCACCAGCACTAACAGTTCCATCAACGGAGGATTTGGCTAACATGTCATGGGACGAAGTTCACAACTTGGCATCCAAAGCATTCGAGTGAGATTAGATATTAAAAAATAAAAGGAGATAAAGAAAATGGCACGAAATTATGTACGAACAATAACTGACATGGAAAGATACTACTATGGAGCAGGTAACGCAATGGGTTACTCATACTCCGGTAGTGAATTACTCAAGGCCGACAGCCCTATGCTGTCAACAACAGGTGGAACATACCAAGCAATCTATGGTCGCAAAGTATGGTCACAATTGAACCAAGAGTTCAATGCATTCTCTATACTACCAAAGAAACCGTGGGATAGAAGCGGATGGCGCGTTATCACTGGCAGACCAAATGCTGGTGCAATTACTGGAAGCGGAGTTGCAGAGAACGCAACACTACCTGAAACAATCAAACCTACATTCCAACATGTAGCAGCAAAACCAAAGACTATCGCACACACATTCGATATGTCTGAAACTGCAATCTTCCTTGCTGACAAGGATGACGGAATGGGAGACATACGCTCTGTAATGAAAGAGGAAATGGGTAAACATCACGCTGAGGTAATCAACAAAATGATGTGTACTGACGTAGATACAGTCGCAGGTAACAACTTCGAGTCTCTTGACCGAGTTACTTCCGGTTTCCAAAACAGTGCAAACGCAACAACAGGAGTTAGCGCTGCATCAGGGCACGTAAGTGCAGACGGAGATATGGATATGTACAGTATTGACAGGAGTGCAAACTCATGGTCAAACGCAGAAATGAGTGTTAACGCTTCTAGCGGTACACCTACTGACAGAACACTATCTCTAGACTTACTAGACGAGATGTTCCAAAAGATGTGGATTCGTGGTGGAAACCCGAAAGTTATGCTAACTGGATACGATACTCTAATGAGAATCCAACAACTTCTACAATCACAACAGAGGTTCATGGAAGAGAAGAGAGTTACCCCTACCTACAACGGTGTAAAGGGTGTACCCGGAATCGAGGCTGGTTTCATCGTAGCAACATACAACGGTGTACCAATCATCCCAACAAAGAACATGGCAGCAGATACACTATCAAGAATCTACTACCTAGACACAGACTACTTGCACTTTAGTACAGCAATTCCAACACAATACTTTGAGAGTGGTATCGAAACTGGTGACCCATTCGCAATTAACAGACTAGGCCAAGAAGGACTATACCGTACCATGGGAGAACTATGGACCACTTTCTTCGGAGCACAAGGGAGCGTAAGAGACCTTAAGTGAGGTTGTCTTGGAGATAATATAAACGGAGGAAAAAGATATGGCAGATACATTGACAGTAACAGGAAGCAGTACAACGGCAACACTAGTAGGTGCATGGGAACTCAGAGCGGGTTCACACAGCACTACTGAGTGGTTAGACGGAGCAGCAGACACATCATATCCGGGCGGAGGTCCGGGCACATTCAGCGCAGTAAACAGCGATGGAGCAAACGGATACGACCCAGCACCTAAGATGGCACTGATTACATTAGGTTCAACAACTAACGGAGCAACCGTCACACTAAGCGGCGGTGCAAGTGCAATTCTCACAGCAATAGCAACTGGCGGAACAAGCGCAAACGCACAAACGCTCGGCGCAACCATAAGCGGTTTGGTAGTCACATTACCTACAACCGGAACTGTAACTAGCGGACAACTTGTAGTATTCTACAACTGAGGTGGTTTTACTGCCAACAGTTACATACATTGGTAATCTCTACATGAGACCTAATGCAGACACTTCTATGGGTGACTGGATTAGGGGTCAAGTAGTAGAGGTTACACAAGATTGGTTAGATGCTAATAAAAGGCAACTAAAACCAACATTGTTTGTAATAGAAGGCGCGGCATACGATTTACTAAACGACGGAATACCTGATAGTGGCTGGGTAAAAGCAGACATTGCTTCATGGTTAAGAGATAAGGGCGTACAAGTATCTAATGGATACAAAACAAAGTCCTCATTGCTTGCAATGGTGGAAGATGTCTTAAGCCCAGCCCCTGTCGAAGAAGTCATAGTCGAAGCCGCTCCTGAAATTGTAGAAGAAATTGTAGTCGAAGAGACTCCAGTAGAAGAAGCAATTGAAGAAGCAGTAGAAACAGAAATAACGGAGGAATAAGAAAATGGCATTTAGCAGTACAAAAGATAACAGAACGCACGTATTAGGTGACTTAATGATGGTCACTGGCACATGGAACGCAGCAAGCGTAGACACCGGAACAATAGTCACAGGACTATCGCAAATACTTGCAGCAGACGTAATCGGTGATACCGAAGATAACTCAGGTGGAGGAGTAGACGGAGCATTCGCTATCGTTACGACTGCTGCACCCGGTTCTCTTACAATAGATTGCGTAAGCGGTAACACTGGTCGTTGGTGGGCACTAGGAAAGCGCTGATTAGGCGGTGACCTAGATGGTTAAAGCAATACAAGTAATTGGACCTTACAGCCCTAGAGACTTCTCAGGTGCGGGTAATGACGGTGCGTTAAGCACTGCTATGACTACTGACATTGAAGCATTAACTGGTTATGCTAGTGCAAAAATAATTTCAGTAGAGCCGATTACAGTATTGGGTAATATATTCTTAGTAGTATATCAGAAAGCATAATAGAAGGTGGTGTGAGTGAATGTCAGGGTTCGAGTTACAAACGCTTGATATCGATGACATTAGCAGAGCAGCAAAACAAACAGTACGCGCAGATGTTACATACGACGCTCATACTGTGAATACAGACTCACCTTTGGCTGGTATTACCTCTAAACAGAGGGCTAGAACTAGTGAAATCGCAGATGTACTCGATATAGGAGCAGGTACGCGCTGTAAACACTGTGGATTACTACACTTCTTATGGAGAGCAACTTGTGGTTCATGCGGTAAACCTATGGAGTATAACCTCGGTACACGTAATGAGGAGGCGCGACTTTAATGCCACAAGTGTTTAGTCCGGGTGAAGGAGAAACAAGACCACTCGACCCAACAGCAGTTGTCTACACCACAGCACAGAAAGTAGCCGACTTACTAGACATAGGTCCACAAGAAGCAATACTAGTTAGTTCCGATTCCGAAGCGACTGGTATATTTGTTACTGGTGCTGATTATAGAAACATCGGATTTACTGTCGGTGATACTTTACTAATTTATAGTGATGCAGACCCATTAGGATTAGAAAGAACCATCAACGGAATAACGTCAACAATTAATGGTGTTAGATTGGGTTTTGCAGATTCAATCACTCATGCTAATTTTGAAGTTGCAGATAACGCCTATGTACAGAATCAAGCCTCGTTTACCGATGGTAGAGTTAGAGGTATTACAAAAAAGAAAGTTGATGAAGTTATACTTCGTATGCAAGACCACATCGACAACAGAACTCACAACGCTTGGAGACCATATTTGGTACAAGCAGAATACATCAACTTCGATACATACAAACCGTATAGACGTAGATACTATACTGATTATGTAGGTACTAGTCCCTTGTTATTTAGAAACGTGCAACAAATCTTGAGACTAGAACTGTGGCAAGGTGATGATTACAGAGAAATCGCTGCTGCTGAGGCTAGAATAAAATTACCCGATGATGTGAGGGCTTTAACAGGTTCAATAGTTATTTCACCCGGCAATGGAAGCGCATCTTTGTTGACAATCGGCACTGGTACTGCGAATTGGCGTGCTGACTTCGATAAGGTAACAACTGCGCAGAATCTTGCTGACTTAATCAATAAAGAAGATAGAGTCGGTAAAACCGATGTTGTCTTCTCTCCTAACTTTACACTAGAAGGTAGCACTAGTAACGTAGCAGTGCATAACGAGTTTCTCGCTACTGCTAACTCTGACTATGGTACAGGCATTGTAAAGATTAGTAGTATGAGGCAAACTACTGCTGGTGAATCATGTAGTATCGTAGTTACTGATAGTAATATAGAATTGAGTCAAACGCAGTCTAATAGTGCGACATTCTCTAGTTTGAGTAGCACTACAATTACTGTCGATAGTACTGCCGGATTTGCAAACGCTGGTGTTGTAGTAGATGCTAGTGGAGATGTGTTTAGATATACAGGTAAAACAGATACTACATTTACTGGCTGCGCAATAGTCGTAGGCTCTGCTCTATCTGATATTACTGGGACACTAAAACAGGATACCTTACAAGTCGATTTACAGGGCGGAAGTGCGAGCGGCGACCAAGGTAGATTACGAGATTGGTGGATAGACCATGAAATGGGTATTATCTACTTCAATAATTCATACCCTTTCTTTGAGTGGAATGCGATTAAGACATCATACATATACGGTGAGAGATACGTAGACAAAGCAATAGAAGATATTTGCACAAAGATGGTTGCTATCGATTTACTAATGAGTGATGACCGAAGCGTATTGATACCCGAAGGTACACAAAACGTAGACTTAGCATCCAAGATTCAACTCTATAAAATGGATATAGAAAAGACATTCCCACGTTACATAGAGGTGATAGCCTTTGAGTGATACAGAGAAAATAGTTTACAAAGAATGGAAAGAAGCCATAACTTTAGAACTAAGTAAAAAAGAATACCAAGCGGATTTACAGAAGGCTATTACAGAAGGGCCATCTGAATATCGTAAGGCTGTTGAGCGCTCAGAAAGAGAGTTAGAGCCGGAAGAAATGACAGTTGAACAAGAAAAAGCGTTGAAAGATAGAGTCAATAGACGCATGATGACCGAATCGCCGGGACTGATGGAATACAAAGTCAAAAACGATGGGGGCAAGTTAGTACCCGATTTCAAAGCCCATGAGCGTGAAAAGCGTAAGAAGGAGTTTGCGAAATGGTAGCAACATTCGATGAAGGTATTGATGTAGTACTAGGTGTACTAAAGAATAATTGGAATAGAGCCAATACTAATAATTTCAAACCCGTTATTATTGATGTAGCAGATGAAACACCTGAGCGTGGAAAGAGACTTGACCTTGATAGAACGGATTATGTAATGGTCTTTGAAACGGCACATAACGAAGAGTTACCTGAAATGCTGTATGATTTCGTCACTACACGTATCAACATCACAGTAGATATGCGTACTACGAGAAGTAGAGACCAACTAAAAAAGATGGAGAACGAATTAAGAAGATGCGTACATCTTAAAAGAAAAGGTGATGGTGTCAATTTCGATAGACTTGTGTACAAAACACGTACCGATTTATCAGATAGAAGCAAAAAACTGTATAGAATGACCTTTCAGATAGAAGTTGTTATCTTTGCAGAGTTAATCCCATGAGGTGAGAGAGAGCCATGCCATCGACAGTATACAAGGGTGATTTGTCCGAGATTACATTCGGACACGAAACTGGAGTGAGATTAGAACACGGATACGCAAGCGCTTTTACATTCACAGCATCTTTTGATACTGGGGCTAATGCCGCTAACGCACCGCACCAAGATTTAGTAAAAGACACTAGTGTAATCGTATTAAGTGGTGGTAGCGCTAATACCCCTGTAAACGCTGGAATATTAGAATATCCAAATGGTATGTTAGTCGGTAGCAAAGTTATATTCACAATAGCATCTTCTAGTCCTAATTGGGACACACAAGATGATTATGCAGTATCGGGTAGAATGTATACTATAATCAAACAAGAAGTTTGTAATGACGCTAATAATGACAATGATGGTAAAACTGAGATTACGGTAACACCTGCATTAAAGACAAATCACACAGCAGCAGACCAAGCATCTAAGGCTAATGACGTAATGACTATCTTACCTTTTACTACACCCGCAATTGATGTAGGTATGGAACATGCTGATGCTGCAAACGCATCTGCCGAGAGTGTATTGACTGACCAATTCGTTGGACTGGTAAGCACTGTTGCACTTCCTGAGACTAAAGTAGACCTCAAGAGATACCATGTTGTTGGGCTTGGTAGAGATGTAGCAGTTCAAGTGCCGGGTAGATTTACTAATGTTGGTGGCTCATTTGAGTGTAACATACATAATGGCAGATGGTTCTATTATTGTCTAGGGCACGAAGTTGTAAATGCGGCGACTGTGAGACAAGATGGTCATGCTAGTGATACATTTTCTTTATCTTCTGCTGTTTATTCAGGAGATTCTTACATAGCATTTGATAGTAGTGGTAGCACTAATCCAGCAATCGATGGAACAGATATAGGTGTAGGTGACTATGTTTTCTTACTCGGTGGCGACAATACAGAAGGTGTTGACAAAGTAGATGTGCAGAGTTACAGAGATACAAATGTAAATGCAGAAGTATTTACAGACGCTACTTGTGACTACAACAATGACCCAACTATTACAATGGATAGTACTGCTAAGTTAATTGTTGGTATGTCTGTGTCCGGTACAGGTATTCCTAGTGGTGCGACAGTATCTAGTATAACTAACTCTACTACTTTTGAATTGAGTGCATCCACCACAGGCGGTAGCGTAACTAATGGCACTCTAACTTTTGACCCAAGAGATATTTCTGCATGGCCGAATGTAAATGCTACACAGATAATTGATAAGGCTATGAAAGAAGAAGCAAGAAGAATAGTAGCCATTACTGTAACTGGTGGTGCTGGTAAAGTTTGGTTAGACGACCCTTTACAATTTTCGTATGAAGATAATACAGTAGTAGAGTTTGCTAGATATGCAACAGATAGTAGCAATGGTAGTCCTCATAGAGATACTACAACTGGTGCTTTAACTAATCCAGTTAACCATCTTTTCTTTTCTCGTACAACTGTGCCTTCTTTTGCTATGGAAGTCAGTGTTAGAAGAAGAGACATAGACAGTAACGATGGTACTACCGATGGTGGTACAGGAGATTCAAAACAACTAACACGGGTCTTTAGAGGCTGTAAAGTTAAAGATTTCTCACTAACCACAGACACAGACGCTGCTCTAAGATTGACAGCAAACTTTGACTCAGCATTATGTTATACAGATACTGGTAGATTAGAAGCAAGTAACAAGGGAGATAGATACAATACGCACAGACTCTTTGAAGATACTGCTAATACAGAAGTGAAAAGAAAAATATCGGGTATAGGCAAAGGTACACAGAAACCGTTTATGTTTTACAACGGTTCTATATCTATGTTAGGAACAACACTGGGTCAAGTTGTTTCATTCACGTTAAACGGTAAGACTGGTGTAGAGCAGTATTATACTATTGGTGCGGCTAATATAGCAAACAGTGCTACTGACCAAGTTCCATTTGCTGGCACTCGTAACCCTACACTAGCAGTAGAGGGTAAAACAGAGTATGACCTTGAGATGGAGATAATCGTAGATGACCCATTGTTCTATCACAATATGCGTAGAGCAGTGGAGAACTTTGATGATACAGATGAGACTGCACAAACTGATTCAGATATGATACGCTTGTCTTTCACAAAACAAGTATCTAGCGGTACAGCAGAATCTATTGACATACTAATGGATGACTATTACATTGTTGAAGCGCCGTTGCCTGTGCCTGAGGATAAAGGACCACTAATGGCTAAACTAAAGATTCTACCTAAATCAGTCAAAGTTATTGCTGTTGATACAGTCAT